GGCTTATCCCGCTCGGAGCACAGCTCTCTCCCGGGGACAGTGCCGAGCGTCTGACTATAGAATCCGTCAATAGTGGCGTGCCGTACATCGATGATGCAGCAGGCATCGAGAAGTACGGAATAATAGTCGGTACGGTTGAGTTCGATGATATTACTGTCGCCGCCAATCTCAAATCCGCTGGTGAAGAGTATTTGCAAAACAATAACCGCATTCGTAAATCATACGAAGCCCAGGTTCTGGATCTTTCTATATTGGAGGATATAGAAACTCCCGAAACGATCAGTGAACTGCAAAACCATTCTATTGCTTTACTGCTTACGCGGACGATCAATGAGCTTCAGGGAGAAAAGCACGGGTATCAGCCGCTTGTGTGCGGAAACACATACATTTTCAACAACAGCTTCCTCGGGCTCTACGAACGGCTGAGGCTGTTCGGGCGCACGGTTGACATCTACAAGCCGTACACTCCGACGCTCCGCATTGGAGACAAAGCAGAGAAGATAACAGACATCGAAACCCGCACGACACGCCTTATCGAATACGAACTTCCGCAGCAGAAGCAAGAAATACTTGCAGCAGCTTCGACGAGAATGTCCGAAATGGTAGCAAACGCGACCAAAGGATATATTTTCACAGACGAGGAGCGCGGAGAACTGCTCATCATGGATACTCCGAGCAAAGAAACAGCGCAAAAGGTCTGGCGGTGGAATTCGTCCGGACTTGCATACAGTAATCGGGGCTATAACGACGGTTATTTCGTCGGTATGACCGCCGACGGCAAGATCCTTGCGAGCAGTATCCTCGCGGGAGTGCTCCAAGGATTTGAGTTGCTCAACGGCAACGGAAAGTTCCATGTCCACACAGACGGCTCGGTCGATGCTTCGGCTATCAATATCACGGGTGGCAGTATCAACATCACTACGAACAGCGCAAGCTACGACGTGATTCAGCTCCAGTATGACAGTTGGAAACATCAGTTAGCCCCGCTTGAATGGGTACTTGAGAATACAAACACGCTCTGCAAGATAGTAGCGCAGGCGGGTGCGATATTTTTCTACTACAACAGCGGGCGCACGATGACACTCGACACCGAGAACGGCTATATAACCTGCAAAGGCATTAACACGGGAGATGTGAACTGCGAGGATGTCTACGCAGCCGACACGTATGCTGAGGAGCTGTACTATAAAATCGGGAATAATAGTTATCTTTCGGTTCACGATCAGATAGACGCCCTCTGGGACGCCGTACACGCTTTACAAGGAGGTTCGTGATGAAATTCTACAACGAAATACCTGATATGGAGTTCCTGTCGGGAGACACCCTGCCCCCGTTCCATGTACAGGTCGAGGGCGCCAATGCCGCGGGCAGTACAATGGAATGTATCGTATGCCGAAGCACTACACCCACTGTGGCAGTGATTACCAAAGCTTGCACACCTGAGAGCGGAGGCTTCATGGTACAGCTCACAAGTGAGGATACTGCGCCGCTTATCGAGGGCTCGTATCAGATACATTTTAGACTGATGAATAACGGGCTCAGCCTGCGGAAACTCAAGGGTAATATCTATGTTCATTCTGTTGCGGGAGGTAGTTCAAATGGCTAATATCAGTATAAGCGGATTCAGCATTGAAGAGGGAGTCAATATAAGCGGATTCAGCATTGAAGAGGGAGTCAATATAAGCGGATTCAGCATTGAAGAGGGAGTCAATATGACATTCGACACGGGCGGAGCAGTTCCGCCGCCCGCTCCCGAGACAGACAACCTCGGCAAGCCTGTTAATTGTATGGTAATGTGCACCAGCGCGGGAACTGGCTTTATCGGTAATCTCGTGATTATTCCCGATGAGAATACGTGAGGAGGCGCCGAAATGAACAAAATAATTCAGACCATTGCCGCCCTTACTTGTGCTATTTTCGGATTACTTTTCGGGGAGATGGACGGTTTAATAAAAGCGCTCATCATTTTTATGGTGCTCGACTACTGCACAGGCGTCGCCGTGGCAATAAAAAAGAAGGAGCTATCCTCCGAAATAGGGTTCGTAGGTATCATCAAAAAGGTGTTTATACTGGTCTTTGTAGCTGTCGGACACGTCCTCGACGCGTATGTCATCGGTGAGGGTGCCATGTGCCGCGGCGCAGTCGCAGGCTTTTTTATCGCCAACGAGGGACTGTCTATTCTCGAAAACGGCGCGATATTCGGTCTCCCTATCCCTCGGAAACTCAAAGAGATACTGCTTCAGCTGCGGGGAAGGGGCGAAGACGATGACCAGAGTACCTTTTGAAGATTGGATTGTTGGCGGCAAGACTGAACCCAAAATAAAACGTCTGCTATTTGCAGACGACTCCAACTCTGGGGAAATAAGAAGACTCAAACGTGCCCTTAGCGATGTTATAGCCAATGAGCTAACTACCACCCAAAAGAATTGCATTGAGCTATACTATTACGATGGCTATGCATTGGACGAAATAGCTGAAAAAAATGGCACGAGCAGGCAAGCCGTATGCGCCTGCAAAAAACGCGCTGAAAGAAGAATCAGTCGCATAATGAAATACGCTGTAAAATACGCAGTACAGGAGGTATAAAAATGAATTCACCTTATATGGGAAAATTCAAGGTTACGCAGCAGTACAAGGGGGCGGAACACGACGGTCTCGACCTCGTCGGGCTTGAATCGAAAAAGATCCACGCGACAGTCACGGGTAAGGTAGTATTTGCAGGCTGGCAGAATTCCGCTAATCACAGTGAGGGCTTCGGACAGTACGTCGTTATCCTTGCAGGCGGCAGATATTACCACTACGGACATCTATCTGAGATACGCTGCAAGGTCGGCGACGAGGTGCAGATAACCGATGTTATCGGTATCGAGGGCAGCACCGGCTACAGCACAGGAAGCCACTGCCACTACTGCATACGCACGTCGATGTCTCCCGGAACGGCTCTTGATGTCAGCGCGATATCTGGTATACCGAACGTCGAAGGAGGCGTCTACGACGACGGGTATCGTCCTTCGGCTCCCGCTCCTGCAAAGAAGACAATGGAGATAACGCTCAAGTATGATGACCACACGTTCAGCGGGCTCCTCGAGGAGCAGTAATTAAAGATTTTCAATTTTTTCTTTAAATATGAAAACATAATTTAAAAAGATTTAAAATAGCTCCCTCTGAGATTTCAATTTCTCGGAGGGAGCTTTTTCTGCTAAGTATATCTTGTTATACCTACTGCAAGGATTTTTACAGTCAAAGTATACCTTGTTACACTTTGAGGTTTATTTGTGTACAATTTTGTATAATCAATTTTAGTAAATTTACTTTAAAAGTATAACTTGTTATGGGATTACGCGGCAATAAAAAAGTACAAGTGTCGTAGTAAGTGTCGTAGTAGCATTTAAGGCAACAAAAAAGCCGCCTGTGAGTGTTCTCACAAGCGGCTATATTTGGCGGACAGAGAGGGATTCGAACCCTCGATACGCTATTAACGTATACACGAGTTCCAGTCATTATTTTCAGAAAAGTCCTCTTTTATTATTTCAAGTTAAGTCAGCGTAATATAGGCGTTTGAAAAGACTGATACATTTTAAAACTCGGAGAAAAATAGTAATAAATGTCGTAGTAGTGTCGTAGTATCAGTCAAGGTTGAGCTGCTTTTTCAGTACATCAATATCATTATGAACATAGATGCCAGCCGTGATTGAAATATCTGCGTGCCCCATAACTTTCTGAATGGTATAAATGTCCACGCCTGCTTCTCTCCTCAGTGTACCGTATGTGTGCCTGAGCTCGTGTGGAGTCAGAACGGGGATGCCGATGTCCTTGCTCATCTTATCCATAAACTTGCTGAAATGCTTCGCGTATGTTGCCGGGGACATGACGCCGTCGGTGCCGATCACATACTCATTATCGCTCTGGAACTTCTTCAGGTACTTGCCGAAACTCTCCGAGAATGGTACTATCCTATCAGATGTTATCGACTTCGGACGGTCGATAACAATCTGCCCTTTGGTCTGCACAACAGCTCGCTGAACGTGGAGCGTATTTCCTTCAAAGTCCACATCAGTCCACTTTAGTCCGAGAAGCTCAGAGCGACGCAGCCCGGTGTTGAGGTAAAGTACAATGTCCAGCCTCAGATACTGGCGTGCATATTTCTCTGCTGCATCTGCCTGCTCCTTAGTCCATACTTTTTTAACCGTAACATCTGAAACGTGTTGGAATTTGATGTTTTTGACAGGGTTCTTGTAACAGAGGTCGTTATCTATGGCGGCGTCGAACATTGATTTGAGAATGAGCTTGTGCTTATCCAGTGTCGACTTTGCAAGCGACTCCCCTGTCTCGCCTCGGATCACATTAAAATACTGCTGCACATCTATCTGCTGTATCTCACTTATGCGAGCTTTACCGAAGTACGGAACGAGGTACTTGTCAATGTTTGACTTGTATGTGAAAAGGTAGGTGTGGTCCTTGACTACGCCCTTCTTGTACGTCTCAAGCCATTTGTTCGCCCACTTCTCGAAGGTCATCACAGGCGGTGCAGGCATCGCCCCGGTGGCTTCGTAAACGGCGTGATCTATCTTGTACTGCTCTGCCTTAGCTCTGGCGTCAGCCTTGCTGACGGTGCTGTAGAAGCTCTTACGAATGAGCTTGCCGCTAAAGTCCTTGCCGATAGTAACCTTGACTTCATACAGTCCGTCAGCTCTATTCGGAGCGTCTTTTTTCGGTCTGCCCATGTAATCACCCCTTTTTGTAGCCTCGGCCTATACGGCAGGGGCTTATTTTTGTATTAAATAGCATTTATAAGATTTTCGGGTGGAGCCGAAAATTCTTTTTTACAAGCAATTTTTCTTATCAACCTAAGATAATCTGTTGAAATAAGCCCGCGCGCAATTCTATTTCGATACGATAAGAGCCTGATTTGCTCAACGGGAACCCCCGAGCGGTATTGGTCAATTTCAGATGCAAGGCCTGATATTCGATTCTCGACGACGGCGTTACTAACGCCAAATTTATTAGCAAAATAAGTGACAATATCATATTGAATTCCGAAGAACAGCTCTTTCTCGGTCGCTATACTCGGATTAAGGCAAAGGTCGAGGCAACGTGAAAACTCTGGAATGAATTCCTTATAAGGCATAATCAGTTCCGCCGCGCCCTCGTTGGCCTGCCATTCAATAAACGAATTCTGCTTTATCTCTGGGGAGTCATTGCAAAGGATAATTCCCTCTGAGACACCCGAGTGTAAAAAAGTATGCATATACTCGTGTATGCCATGGAACCTCTGTTCTTCTTTTGAAATATTTGAATTTATAATAATACAATGGCACTGACCAGGTTCTTGCGCCAATGAAACAAGCCCTTTTAGGCGGGGCGTTTGAAAAGGGGCGTATTCAACTTTTATAAGTGGAAAGCGCTCACATATTTTTTCAATCGTTATATCGCCACTAATGCCGTTTGCCAAAAAGAAATCACGGCATATCCCAACTAAAATGTATAATCCTGTTTTGGTCAAAATGCTCCCCCCGTTTGTTAGTTCTCTCCGCGCATCTGTTTAAGTATGTGAATAGCAAGATCGATATCATCTGGGTTAATTTCCTCGTCCTGCGCCTTCTTGGCCCAACTAAGGTATATATCGCTAATGCTATCATCCCCTAACAAGTAGCCTGCTGGAACATTAAAAAAAGTGGCAATAGCAGCCAATGTATCTGCATTAGGTTCTCTTTTATTTGTTTCCCACATAGCAACCGTGCTCTTGGATACGTTAAGAGCGTCGGCAAGATCTTGCTGGAGAATACCTTTTTTTGTTCTTAATTCTTTAATCTTATCTCCTACCACTGAAATTCACCTCCTGTGAACATTGTATCACATTTTGTGAAGAATGTCAAGCGTCAGAGGACAATTATTGTGCAAATCGCAGAAAGTGACTTCTCCGTATTGACAAATCACATTCCGTGATTTATACTAATATCAGTTCACGTTTAGTAAACTTGAAAGCACAGAATGTGAGGTGAAAAGATGATAGCAATTAGAAAATTCAGAACAGACCTTGGGTGGACGCAGGAAAAACTTGCGAATGAGTGCGCTGTTGCTAAAAGTACGGTAGCGATGTGGGAGGCGGGCGAGAGAAAACCCGATATAGTTATGCTCAAAAAACTGAGCCAGATATTCCATTGCACGGCTGATGAGCTTCTCGCTCCCATAGCAGTAGAATAATCTAATCGAAAGGAGCGATCACTATGACAGGAGCGGATAAGATTAAAGAGTTTATCGCACAGGATACCGAAAAACTTGCCGAGATCGTCGAAGCCCACCCCTTCCAGATACCCGTCAAGGTTCTCGCTGAGTGGTGGCACTGCTCCGAGGACAGCGTCCGCAATGCAATCACGCAGCACGGATACCTCGGCATAGCTCAGAAGCAGCCCGGTAAGGTCAACGCGGGCTTCGTGATACCGACGGGACACTTCGTCCGTTGGTGGTGCTGTCAGTTCGGTGTGCAGTAAAAGAGTGAAAGGAGGAATCAACATGACCGACGAAATGACAAGCCACATCGGCTCGGTACTGCTGCTTATACTTGCTTTACTGCTCGCACAGCCTGTATGGGTCGAGTTCCGAGAATGGGGCAGGCGCAGGTATCGCATTATGAAACGCTGCCAGTACCGCAGGGATGCACTGCGGACGAATCTCAGGCTCTACAGCCGCACAGGTGAGGAGTATTACATAGATCGCGTCCGCGAGCTCAGAAAGGCGGTGAGATAATGTCTGAATTCGATGAGGAGAAGTTCGAGGACGAACGCAGAGCTCAGAAGCGTCAGCTCATTATGAAGGTGATGACAGACGCGCAGGAGAAGTACGAGAAATACTTCAACGAGTATCAGAACGTCGGCAGTGCATCACAGCCCCGTACTGCACGGAAGTACGAAGACCTCGTGGCGATTTGCAGTATGGCGCTTGAATCACTGAATCAGAGCTGCGAACGCTGCCTCAGGAGGTATCGGAACGGTAAGTCAATCGCTGACCGCCTTAAGCAGACAGGCGTAGAAACCATAAGCACCAAGGAAGCTATCGAAATGATAGAAACCGCATCATCTTTATAAGGAGGAGAATCATGATTCAGATCGAAGTCAAAGGTAAGGAAGCCAGTGTCGCTGTCAAGACCACGGACGACAACTTCCTTTTCGAGGTCACCGCAGCAATACAAGCGCTTACAGCGGCCGTAGCAGAGCATGAGAACGTTAGCCAGGACACCGCATTTCATGCAATGTTCGCAACGGCTCTTGCGACGCGTGACGCTCTCGAAAGAATGTGCCACAGAACGGTCGTTCGTATGCCGAAGATGGGGGGTAAAGCACGATGCAGATGACTGATGGAGAGGTGCTCCTCAATATCAAGCAGGCCAAAGACCAGAAGGCGCAGATATCCATTTGTGCTGACCTCAACTGCTGCTCAGAGGAGAAAATCAAGGACATACTCAAGGCTCAGGGCGTTGACCTCAGGAGCTTGAGAGGAGCAACGAAGAAACGCGTTGCTGAAACTAAGCCGCACGAACCGAAGAAGATAAAGTCTCCCGCTGCTTCAACGAATGGGGGGGGCGAAGTAAAACCGCAGCAGAATCCCATTGCCGCTGCTCTCGCAACGTTGCACAGCCGTGTCGCCGAGCTTCGCAAGCAGAAAGAAGCTATAGAGGACGAGCTTGTTGCTATTGACATCCAGCTCAACAGAATAAGCGATAGTATCGCAGGAAGAGGTGAAGAATGAAAGCATTGAAAATCGAAGGGCTCATTGTGCGCGATATTGATATCGAGGACACACTTGAAGCTCTTCAAGAAGCGGTGTACGGCTATATTGAGGCAGTTACGCTTATCCCCGACAAAGTGACTATGTTGGTGAACGAGGAAGGAAGGCTCAGAGGTATGGCGGCCAATCCTGCCGCGTCAGCGATAACAGGGCTTCCCATTGTCGGGCCCGCAATCATAGTCGGCGTCGACGGTGACGAGTTCTGTGATATCCCCGAGGAGTACGCATCGAGGATCCACAGAAGATTCCCGAACAAAGAAAAAGAGCTCCCCGAAGGGAGCAAATAGAAATTATACCACCAATAATATACCACAAAAGGAGAGGAAAGTCAAGATGTATGAATCTCCTACGTGCTGCCCTTACTGCGGTAGCATTGAAAACAACGGAGACACCTGTAAATGGTGCTCAAATATAATCAATACGGAGGAAAAGAACCATGAACACAATCAAGATGACTATCGAGGTCTCAACGGAAACCGCATGGAAAATTATCGACTTGATATCAGCTCAGGAGGCTATCGCGGCTAATAAAGCTCCGCTTATGGCCACGCCCGCACCTCAGCAGCCTATCACAGCGGCGCAGCAGTTCGGCGCGGCTCCTATACCCACACCCGCCCCGATGCCCGCGCCCGCTCCTACGGCAACAGCAGCACAGCAGTTCAGTGCTCCCGCGCAGAACACGCCTGTATACAACGCTGCACCGACAGCCGCTCCCGCTCCTGCGCCCGCACCTGTTATCCCGAGCAATGCTCCTACATCTGCGCCTATGTACTCTATCGCGCAGCTTCAGACCGCTTGCGGCCCTCTTGCTGACTCAGGCAAGCTCCCCGAGCTCCAGAAGCTCATCGCTTCCTTCGGCGTCAATTCTCTCGCGGAACTCCCGCAGGCGCGTTACGGAGAGTTCGCGAACGGTCTGCGTGCCCTCGGAGGTGTACTGTAATGCCTGAGAAACACGCACTGCTGTCGGCAAGCTCGGCGGCGCGGTGGCTCAATTGCCCACCCTCCGCAAAGCTCAACGAAGGCTCGGACGAGGGAAGCAGCTATGCAGCCGAAGGAACACTGGCGCACTCGATGTGCGAGGTAAAGCTCAAGGGTTACGCTGCAGCGATACCCAAGAGAACGACAACTGCGAAGCTCAAAAAGCTAAAGAGTGGCCCGCTTTATCAGCCCGAAATGGACGGCTACACCGAAGAGTACCTTGACTATGTGAAGAAAATCGCTCTTAGCTTCAGCGGGCCCGCGACAATACGTATCGAGGAACAGGTCGATTTCTCCGCTTATGCCCCCGAGGCATTCGGAACGGCGGACTGTCTTATCCTTTTCGGCGACGAGCTTCACGTTATCGACTTCAAGTACGGCAAGGGTATCAAGGTCGATGCCGAGGAGAACCCTCAGCTCAAACTTTACGCTCTTGGGGCGCTCAGCAAGTTCGGCTTCATCTATAACATAAGCAAGATAGTGCTCCATATAGTGCAGCCCAGACTGGACAACTTCTCGATGTGGGAGACAAATGCGGCAGACCTCAGAACCTGGGGCGAGCTGATAAAACCGATAGCTCAGCTCGCATATAACGGAGAGGGAGAGTTCAGAAGCGGCGACCACTGCCACTTCTGCAAAATTGCTTCGACCTGCAAGAAGCGTTCAGAAGCCAATCTCGCGCTTGCACAGTACGAATTCAGAAAGCCGCCCGAGATAAGCACCGACGGCTCGCCTACGCTCTCAAACTGTGAGCTTGCGGAAGCTCTCACAAAGGGAGCTCAGCTGGTCGCGTGGTACGAAGACCTCAAGGAATGCGCCCTGGCTAAGCTCCTCGGCGGAGAAGAACTCCTCGGGTGGAAGGCTGTCGAGGGAAGAGGCACAAGAGCCTTTATCAATCCCGACGCCGTACCCGAACGCCTTATCTCTATCGGGCAGAGCGGCGACCTCGCTTATGAGCGCAAGGTGCTCTCGCCTGCTGCACTCGAAAAACTTGTCGGTAAAGATGTTTTCAACAACAGCTTCGCCGACCTTGTCGAAAAATCAAAGGGCAAGCCGACGCTCGCGCCTGCCTCAGATAAACGTGCTGCCTATGTTCAGGGAACTACAGCAGCGGAAGACTTTAAATAATAGGAGGATAAATTATGTCAAACACAATAGTCACAGGAGAGGTACGTCTCTCATACGTAAATGTATTCGAGCCGAGAGCAAACCAGAACGGTGGCGACCCGAAATTCCAGGTAACGGTTCTGCTCCCCAAGAGTGATACAGTCACAAAGGCGGCTATCGACAGAGAGATCCAGGCGGAGCTTCAGAACGGCGTAGCAACTAAGTTCGGCGGACAGATGCCCGCTATGCCTGCAATTCCCATTCACGACGGCGACGGCGTCCGTCCTAACGGTGAGCCATTCGGCGAGGAGTGCCGTGGATGCTGGGTATTCACCGCATCCTCGAAGCAGCGCCCCGAGGTCGTAGACGAGAACCTCCAGCCGATCATCTCCCCTACAGCAGTCTACAGCGGCTGCTATGGCAGAGTCTCTATCAGATTCTTCGCGTACAATCAGGCAGGCAAGAAGGGTATCGGCTGCGGTCTGGGCAATGTTCAGAAGCTCCGTGACGGCGAGCCTCTCGGCGGCGGTTCTACAGCTCTTCAGGACTTCGGTGCTCCCGCAGCTGCTCCTCAGCCCGCTGCTTATCAGCAGCCTCAGTATGCAGCTCCTACGCAGCCTACGGCTTACCCTCAGCAGCCCCAGTATGCGGCACAGCCTCAGCCCGCTGCTTATCAGCAGCCCCAGTATGCGGCTCCTGTACAGCAGGCAGCGGCTTATCCTCAGCAGCAGCAGTACGGAGCTCCCACCTGGGAGCCTCAGGCTCAGCCTGCACCTGCCCAGCCTTATAACAACGGCGTAATGCCTTTCTGATATGAAAAACCTATCTATAGATATCGAGACTTATTCCGATATTGACCTCAAGAAAGCGGGACTGTACAAATATGTGCAGTCCCCACAATTTCAGATTCTCCTTTTCGCCTACCGCTGTGATGACGAGCCCGTTCAGATAGTCGACCTCGCGCAGGGCGAGCGAATACCCTTTGAGATACAGCTTGCAATGATGAACCCTAAGGTAATCAAGCGGGCGTATAATGCGGCTTTCGAGTGGTATTGCCTGTCAAGGTACCTGCAGCTCAAGCCTGAGACACAGACAGCTTGGCTGAGTCAGTGGAGATGTACTATGCTCCACGGGCTCTATCTTGGATATCCAAGCGGACTTGCTGCCATAGGCGAGGCTCTGAAGCTCCCGCAGGACAGAAAGAAGATGGGCGTCGGTCAAGCTCTCATACGCTATTTCTGCAAGCCTTGCAAGCCTACTAAGGCAAACGGCAGCAGAACACGTAATCTGCCGAAGCACGAGCCCGAGAAGTGGGAGCTGTTTAAGGAATACTGCAAGCAGGACGTCTACTCGGAGAACAGTATATGGCGTATGCTCTCTGTCTTCCCAGTCAGCGATGACGTACAGAAGCAGTGGGAGCTTGATATGCGCATCAACGCCAACGGAGTTAACCTCGACAGAGAACTCATCGACGGTGCTCTGCACTGCAACGCGCTCATTACCGACGAGCTAATGAACGAGGCGACTCAGCTTACAGGGCTCAGGAATCCGAAGTCAGTCGCTCAGCTCAAGAAGTGGCTCACTGAGGAGCTGTCCGAGGACGTTAACACTCTCAGCAAGACCAAGGTTGCAGAATTACTTGATCGCGACCTGCCGAGCTCCGATGTTGGGCGCGTGCTTGAGATAAGGCAGGAGCTCGGGAAGTCGTCCGTAAGCAAGTATGAGGCTATGGAGACTTGTATATGCAGCGACGGTAGGGCGCGAGGACTCCTCCAGTTCTACGGCGGCAACCGCACGGGACGTTGGGCGGGACGGCTCATTCAGGTGCAGAATCTTCCCAGGAACTACATTGAATCACTCGATACCGCCCGCGAGCTCGTCCGCAAGAAAAATGCCGAGGCAATAAGACTTCTTTACGGCAATATACCCGATACCCTTTCTCAGCTCATCAGAACGGCGTTCATCCCCTCCGAGGGTAATAAGTTTGTCGTAGCGGACTTCTCCGCCATCGAGGCGCGTGTCATCGCGTGGCTCGCAGGTGAGCAGTGGCGGCTTGACGTCTTCAATACACACGGCAAGATCTACGAGGCTTCTGCGTCCAGTATGTTCGGTGTACCGATAGAGCTCATCAAGAAAGGTAATCCCGAGTACGCTCTCAGAGCAAAAGGTAAGGTCGCCGAGCTGGCTCTCGGCTATCAAGGCAGTGCCGGGGCTCTCATCAATATGGGTGCGCTTGATATGGGACTCTCCGAGGAGGAGCTTCCCGATATTGTTCAGCGTTGGCGGAAAGCAAATCCACGCATCAAGGATCTATGGTACGCCTGCGAGAATGCTGCACTTGAAGTAATGACATCGGGCCGCCGAACGGGGATAAACAAGAACATCATTTTTGCGAGAGAGTATGACCTCAACTCGGGGCTCGACTTCTTTACTGTTCAGCTCCCGAGCGGACGGAAGCTCTACTACCCTCACCCGTTCCTCGCGGAGAACGACTTTGGAAAGCAGGCACTGCATTATTACGGGGTCAATCAGAAAACAGGTAAATGGGGCGTTATCGCTACATACGGTGGCAAGCTCACTGAGAATATAGTACAGGCCGTAGCAAGGGACTGCCTCGCTGTTACACTCGAACGGCTCGACGCTGCGGGGCTCCAGGTCGTGATGCACATTCACGATGAGGCTGTAATTGACTGCCCGAAGGACAAGATATCAGTCGAAAAGGCTTGTGAGCTCATGGGTCAGCCGATATCGTGGGCTGAGGGTCTGCCACTCAAGGCAGCGGGATTTGAAAGCGAGTATTATATGAAAGACTAAATCACTCGGAGGCGCAATATGCAGTATGATAGAAAAATCACCATAACTACAGGAGAAAGCCGTAAAGCAACCATCTGGAAACCGCAGGCACTCCTTTGGTCGGAATTCGTTGCAAGACTCGGCTCGCCTGTCAGGAGCACAGAATCACTCAAGCAATACCTCTCATTCCCGAAGGCGAAGCAGGACGAGCTTAAAGACGTCGGCGGCTTCGTAGGCGGTACATTCAACGGCGACAAGCGTAAGGCTGACAAGGTCGCCGCCCGCGACCTCGTGACTCTCGATATGGACAGTATCCCTCCCGAAGGGACGGCTGCCGTCCTTCAGAGATTATCCGCACTCGGGTGCGCTTACTGCGTTTACTCTACGAGGAAGCACGAGCCCGCGCGGCCGAGGCTCAGAGCTGTGTTCCCGCTGGACAGGAGCTGCACACCCGATGAATACGAGCCTATAGCGAGGAAGCTCGCGCAGCTCATAGGTATTGAATTCTGCGACCCTACGACGTTCCAGGCTTCCCGTCTGATGTACTTCCCCTCGGTTTCAAGCGATAGTCAGTACGTCTATGTATATGATGACAAGCCTTTCCTGTCCGCAGACGGTATGCTCGGGCTCTACGGTAACTGGCGCAACGTTGCGGAATGGGCAGACGTCCCGAACGCTCCGCAGATAAGGAAGAAGATGGCGACAAAGCAGGGCGACCCTACAGAAAAGGCGGGTATCGTCGGCGCATTCTGCCGTATCTACAACATCTATGAAGCTATGGAGAAATTTCTCCCCGGCGTATACACCGAGACAGCGCAGGACGACCGCTACACATTCGCGGGCGGATCGACCACAGGCGGCGCGGTCGTTTACGACGACGGCAAGTTTCTCTACAGTAATCACGCTACGGATCCGGCGGGCGGTAAGCTCTGCAATGCTTTCGACCTCGTTCGCTATCACAAGTTCAGCGACGCCGACATTGACGCCAAAGAGGGTACTCCAACGGTTAAGCTGCCGAGCTACTCGGCGATGTGTGAGCTCGCAGCTGCCGACAGTGCCGTAACGACATTACTCACTCGGGAGCGCAGAGATAAGGCGGCAGCCGAATTCTCGGTAGCTCTGCCCGCAGCAACAGAACAGTCAGCAGCTCCTGCCGCTCCCGCAGAGGAGAACTGGGAAGCAAAGCTCTCGGTAAGCTCAACGGGCCAGCTCCGCTCAACAATAGACAACGTACTTATCATCATCGAGAACGACCCGCTTCTGAAGATGCGCTTCGCGTTCGACGAATTCTCGAACCGCGTGCTTATAAAGGGCGCAGTTCCGTGGAATGCTTCCCTGAAGCTCCGCGACTGGACGGATAACGACGACGCAGGAATGAGGCATTATCTCGAAAGAGCCTACGGAATAACGGGCGTAAACAAAATCATGGACGCTTGTTCTCTTTGCTGTAGGCGGCATTCTTTCAATGCCGTGCAGGACTGGCTCAGATCTCTCCCACCGTGGGACAGCATACCAAGGCTTGATACCATTTTTATTGATTACCTGGGCGCCGCGGATACTCCGTACACCAGGGCCGTAGCAAGGAAGTCCTTTACTGCTGCCGTGGCCAGAGCTATGATCCCCGGCGTAAAGTATGACACCATGCCTATCCTATCAGGACCTCAGGGCATAGGTAAATCGACACTGCTCAAGATAATGGCGGGCAACTGGTTCAACGACAGCCTCGACAGCTTCGACGGTAAGGAAGCCTGCGAGATGATACAGGGCAGCTGGATCATAGAGCTCGGTGAGCTCAACGGCCTCAGTAAGTCCGAGAGCGGCCAGGTCAAGCAGTTCTTAAGCAAGGCAGATGATATTTATAGAGAACCATACGGCAGGCGCACAGGACGTTATCCGAGGCGCTGCGTGTTCTTCGGCACCTCTAATGAGAAAGAGTACCTCAAGGACAGCACCGGCGGTCGTCGCTTCTGGCCGATAGACTGTATGGCCAAAGCTCCTACAAAATCTGTGTTCACAGAGCTTGAGCTCGAAGCACCTCAGATCTGGGCGGAGGCATACGTAAGGTGGCAAGTCGGTGAAAAGCTGTACCTCGAGGGCACCGCTGCCAAGGTCGCCGCGGCCGAGCAGGAGTCGCACAGGGAGCAGAACGCAAAGGAAGGCATCGTCCGCGAATTTGTCGAGAGGAAGATACCCGCTGACTGGAACAAGCGCACAATCTCACAGCGTAAGATGTACTGGTCGAACGAGTTCGGCAAGGATGACAGTGCTCTCACTGAGCGCACGAGGGTCTGCGCCCTTGAGGTGTGGGTCGAGTGCTTCGGCGGCGACGTGAGGTATATGAAGAAGTCCGATGCGAGGGAAATTAACGACATACTCGCAAGGCTTGACGGATGGGAGCGAATGAGCTCTCCGTCTGCTGCTTTTGGCGTAGGATACGGCAATCAAAGAGGGTACAAGCGTTTGCTACATTCTTAGCAAAATCTGCTACATTCTAAAAAATAATGTAGCAAAAGGGCATTGCTACAATTTTATGAATGTAGCAAAGATTGTAGTGCGGAATGTAGACGGATAAAGCCAAGCAAATAGGCGAAAAATGCATTTTACTACATTTACTACATTCTATTATATATAATAAAAAAACATAGAGTGTATAGGGGTATAGTAACCCTATAATATCTATAATACGATATATTTAATACGCGTTATAAGGAGAGCAAAAATGGAAAGTGAAAAAGATACCGAGGCTCACCTCAGAGATGAGATAAAGAAACTGGGAGGAAAAGCGTACAAGTTTGTGTCGCCGGGTCAGACAGGTGTGCCAGACAGGATATGCATTCTTCCAGGTGGACGGATATTCTTCGTTGAGACGAAATCCGAGGGGAAGAAAAGCACGGACAAGCAGCGGCAGCAGCAGGAGAGGCTGAGAGCCCTCGGCTGCACCGTCTACGCGGACATAGATACGAAGGCTAAGGTCAGGGAGGTGATAAGCAATGAAGTTCAAGCCGCACGGCTACCAGGAGTATTGTATCAGCAGGATAGTCACTGACCCCGCGGTAGGGCTTCTCCTGGATATGGGCTTGGGTAAGACGGTCATAACGCTGACGGCTATCAACGAGCTGAAATATAACAGGTTCCTTGTGAATCGTGTCCTTGTAATCGCGCCGAAAAAAGTCGCGGAGGCGACATGGAGCAGCGAAGCTCAGAAGTGGGATCACCTTAAGCACCTGAGGATCTCCAAGGTTCTCGGCACCGCTGCGCAGAGAATCAGAGCTGTGAACACTCCTGCGGACATCTACGTCATCAACCGCGAGAACGTACAGTGGCTTGTGGATCACTACAGAAACGACTGGAAATTCGATATGGTCGTCGCCGATGAGCTGAGCAGCTTCAAGAACCCGCAGGCTAAGAGGTTCAAGTGTCTGACGTGGGTCAGACCTCACATCAGCAAGTTCGTAGGGCTCACCGGCACACCGGCACCGAATGGTCTTATGGATCTATGGGCGCAGATATATCTGCTTGACAGTGGGGAACGCCTCGGCAAGAGTATCACAGCATATCGCAGGGCGTACTTCAGCGAGAACACCCACGGCGGCAACTTCTCTACATTCGAGGAACGCCCAGGAGCTGAGGAGCTCATCAGGCAGAAAATCTCTGATATATGCGTGAGCATGAAGGCGAGTGACTATATCGAGCTTCCCGAGAGGCAGGATATTGAAGTTCCTGTCGAGCTGGATCCGAAAGCGCGGAAGCTGTACGACAAGTTTGAGCACGATATGTTCCTCCAGGTTGACGAGGACACACTTGATGCGGGGACGGCTGCCGTGCTTACAAACAAGCTCCTGCAAATGGCAGGAGGAGCTGCATACTCTCCTGACGGTAAGGCTATCGATGTCCATACCTGCAAGACCGAAGCATTCATGGAGCTCATCGAAGCAGCGCAAGGGCAGCCTGTACTGGTCTTCTACAATTTCAGGCACGAGCTGCAAAGGCTGTCAGAGCTGCTGCATAAGGCAAGGCTGAACTACGGCGAGCTGAAAACTGCCGAGGATATCGACCGCTGGAACCGTCGCGAGCTGAACGTTCTGCTTGCGCACCCTGCGTCGGCTGCCTACGGGCTTAATCTTCAGGCAGGCGGCAGCCATATCATCTGGTTCGGCCTTAACTGGTCGCTGGAGCTGTATCAGCAGGCCAACGCGAGATTATACCGCCAGGGACAGCAGGACAGGGTCATAATACATCACCTTATCGTCAAAAACAGTGCTGATGAAATGGTAATGGCGTCCCTTCAGGATAAGGACGCGACGCAGGAGAGCCTGCTCGCAGCACTTAAAGCGAGAATCAAGGAGGCAAAGAGTAAATGCTGATAGAAATGAAAAGACCAGAAGACTGCGAGGTCGCTATAGACCCCGACCGCTTTTTCCACAGCGGGAATAACACTGTCGGAAGATTCAGGAAGATAGCCGAGCTCGCAGCCGCGTCGGATCTGTTGTATGGCACGAATTGTGTCGGGGAGTGGCTATCAACGGTCGAAACATACATCGGGCTCCAAGAGGGCGCAGTCAGGTTCCAGGAACAGAGGCGTAACGAGCTTCTTGCAAAGGGACATAAAAGACTTGCCAAAGGAGCTCTTAACGCTAAAGCCCACGAAGAATCTAAGCTAAGGAGATACAAGCTGTATAAGGAAATACTGGAGGAGGCAAGCAATGTCAAATCGTGAAATTCTGTTGAATATGAGCCTCTATGACCTGTTAGTGTCGATGAATAAAAGCAGTGACTGCTGCGTTATAGATTCTCTTGGCGGCATAATTGAAGTCGTTCCGCAAAGATGTGATCACTACGCTAACTGTTCAAAATGCATAGAGGACTTTCTTAACGAGGGAGGAAATACGAAAATGTATATAGGAAAAAAGTGGATGACGGAAACCGAAGTTCAAGCCTATATTGCAGAGCTTGAAGCCAAGAATGCGGAAGTCGAGGAGAAGCACCTGGCTGAATGCCGACAAATCTCGGAATATGACGCCGAGGTCAAGCAGCTTAAGAAATTCCTCGGTTGCATCCGCAATTACTATCGCGAGACAATCAGCTGGGACGAGCTTTTTGAAAAACTGTATAGGGAGCTCGTAGCCCCAAACGGCGATAAGTTCGAGATGAAAATCGAGGTCAACGCTGAGGAAGCCGCTGAAATACTCGGCGTACTTGACAATCTCAGAGGGAGGAGGGGCGCAAATGTCGACTGATACGGATTTACTCTTCATGGCGCATCAGCAGAAGCAGCTGGAGGCAGTCGAGGCGGAGAACAAAACAATGAAGAGGCTTCTCGAGGACATAAAACCTGTTCTCAAGCGCGCCTTCTTTGCGCATCACGCCGATACCAAGAAAGCGGACGAGCTCTATGACAAAATCTGCGATATAGTCGGGAAGGAGGTGTGAAAATGGACGTGAAAGAGACGAACGCTCAGGTGCAGGCTGTTTGTAATATGTTAGCGAGCTGTGATATTCACCTTTACGAAGCCGCTCAAGGAGAAATCACACTTGAAGCTGGACTGATAGACGGCAGAAAGATAAGTATAGCCATCAAGGAAGTTGAGGAGGCTGACGATGAAAACAGTGAGTGACCTTGAACATGAGTGCAGAATCATTTCACGGAATTTTTGCAAGCCTTATGTTCCGTGCATGGAATGCAAGTATATTTTGCGTTGCGATATGGTATTTTTAGCCCTTGATATGATACTGCGAGGTGAATACTGATGGTTGAAAAACTGACTATATTCTTCGGAGGAGCTTTTCTTGGAGCGGTAGTAACGTTTGGCTCGATGTGCTTCGCATACTGTGCAGGGCGTGGCGGTGAGGAGGATAACGAGAATGGCAATGATAAAGATATGGAATGACCCTCCAGGAGCACGGTTCCGTATCCGTAACGGTATAACGGGCGCATACATACATATGACATTGTTCCGTATCCTTGAATTCAGCACACGAAACGATGCTATACTGTACATGAATCGGCGCGAGCTGAACCGCAATGTCTACTACGTGGAGGTATTCTGATGACAGAACAGGAAATGCGAGAGTATCTCGAAAGCCATTTTTATGCGAGCAAGATGGTTAAAGCCCTTGAAGCGGAGAAAGAGCAGCTTCGTATCGACGCCCAGGGGTGTGAAATAAGCTATAAGGACAATTTTGGCGGCTCAAACGAGAATATCACCGAGCTGAAATATACCAATCTCGCTGATGAGGAAGCCAGGATAGACGGTGAAATAAGGCAATTAAAGAAAAAGCAGCATGAAATAAGGCATCTTATCACTTTACTCGACGATGATGACCTCGAATCCGTCCTTATTTACCGTTACATAGCATACCACACCGAGGCCGAGACAGCAGTAGGTTTAAACTATGCCCCGAGAACCGTACAAGAAAAAATCAAGAAAGCAATTCGGAAATTATGTGCTAAAATGTGTTGAAATGTGTTTTAATGTGTTGCAATGTGTTTTCGCTATGAGTATAATGTAATCATGGAAGGTCGGGAAGGGGCAAATCTCCGCCCCCAACCGTCCTCCTTGGGTTCTACATCAACCTGATTTTTGTGGTCAGTATCCGAACGCTGGCCACTCTCCTTGGCGGAGTGAGCAGGTGCTCTCGCTATGCGTAGTTGGTCGGTTCGATACCGGCCTCCGCCCCCCCCCAGAAGAAGCCGTGTTTCTTCTTGAATAGCTTCATTCGGGCGGTCTCCACCCTTTACCGACCGCCCTATGTTCCGATAACTCAGTGGCAAGAGTGATGCGTATGATGCGCATATATGCGCGGGTTCGACTCCCGCTCGGAGCACCAATGCCTGGGGCAAGGCATAACTTCTTAACATCACATAGAAATACCTCGACATTAGTCGGGGTATTTCATTTATACCTGTATCCCTGTGTAGTGAGGTGGTGACTTGAATAATGAGAACTTAATACCAATTTCAGTGTTCAACGATAATTTAACGCGCGAGGAACGCGCGAGAAATGCCTCAAAGGCGGGTAAGGCTTCCGCTGCTGCGAGGCGGAGAAAAAAGGACATGAAAGCTAAAATGCGTATGCTCCTTGATATGCCCGTCAACGATTGCAGCGACTACAGTATGCTTGCTTCCTTTGGTATTGACATAGATGATATTGATAACGAGACACTTATGCTCGTAGGCCTTTTCAAAAAAGCCAAAAGCGGCGACGTGCAGGCAATAAAAGAAATACGCAACATACTCGGCAAGGATATCGCGTCCGAGGAGCTCAAGATCCGTAAGCAGGAGCTGAAGCTCAAGCAGGAAGCTGCGCGTTCGGGAGCCCCGGGAGAGCAAGAGCTTCCCGAGCTTATATCTGCGCTATCGCGTGCAGATGACGAGGAGGGCAGCGGCTAATGACTTTCAAGAAGCTCTCCCCCAAGCAGAAAAAAGTATTTCACTGGTGCTATCAGCCAGGCAGCTACGCCCTTATATGCGACGGCTCCGTCAGATCTGGAAAGACCGCCGCGATGTCTTGTAGCTTCGTATTATGGGCAATGACAAAATTCAGCGGTGAAAACTTCGGCATTTGCGGAAACACTGTGCAGGCTGTCGAGCGAAACATCATCGCGCCGCTTTCCCTTATGGTGGATATAACCTATTACTTCAAGCTAAAATACGTAGGCGGTAACAGGCATCTGCTCACCGTCAGCGGTAACGGTCGCGAAAACTACTTTTACCTTTTCGGAGGCAAGGACGAAGCATCATATAAGCTCATACAAGGAATAACCCTCGCGGGCGTGTTCTTTGATGAGGTCGCTCTTATGCCTGAGTCTTTCGTAAATCAGGCCATCGCAAGAACGCTATCCATAAGCGACTCAAAGCTCTGGTTCAGCTGCAACCCTGACTCCCCTGCTCATTGGTTCTACAAAGACTGGATACTAAAGGCCGCCGAGAAGAACGCCCTGCGCATCCAGTTCGAGATGCGCGACAATCCAATGATGACGCCTGAAAAGATAAAGCGCACTAAGTCGCTTTACTCTGGTGTTTTCTACGAACGCTACGTTCTCGGCAGGTGGGTAATGGCGGAGGGGCTCGTCTATACGATGTTCCGCCACGATAAGCACATAGGTTTACCCGAGCAGCTGCCAGAGGGAGATTGGTTCATAAGCATAGACTACGGCACGCGTAACCCGACTTCGATGGGGCTCTGGCTCCTCGCTTACAACGGTCAGGCATACCGCGTAAGGGAAAGCTACTATGACAGCCGCCGCGAGGGAATGCAGCGGACTGACGAAGAACACTACGCCGAGCTCGTTCGGCTCGCGGGTGACGTCGCCGAAAAGGTCAACTACGTTGTAGTCGACCCCTCTGCCGCGAGCTTCATCGAATGCATACGCAGGCACGGACTCTTCCGAATACGGAAGGCGGACAATAGCGTTATCGACGGGATAAGAGATGTCGGAACGCTGCTACAGATGGGGGCTCTCCACTTTGCTCCCGAATGCAAGGACACGATAAGAGAATTCGGTTTGTACAGCTGGGATACGAAGAAAAGCAATGATATCGTTATTAAGGAGAACGACCACGCTATGGACGATATACGCTACTTTGTCAGGACAGCTATGCTACGGACTTTAAAAGAAATACGAAGGGAGGATGACTTCGGGCTCTATGATAGACGCAAATGAAATTGCCTCCGCGCTCGGCGTGGGCTGTATGATAAGTTCAGATATGTCGGCCGCGATGTTGCTCTGGGATACGCTCTACCGAAATCAGGCCAAATGGCAGAAAGGCAGAATAAAGCCTCTAAGGCTTCCTGCTGTCGTATCAAAGGAAATCAAACGCTTGACGCTGAAGGAGTTTACTGCTTCGATTGATAACCCTCAGCTCGATAGCGCATTTCAGAAGATGATTCCTCAGCTCAGAAGGAAGCTCGACGCGGGCCTTGCAGTCGGCGGGCTGATGTTTAAGCCGTATTGGGACGGCTCACCACGAATAGATATTGTTCGCCAGGATGAATACCTGCCTATCAGCTTCACAGATGACGAGTGCAGCAGTATGGCGTGCCCCGAGACAATCACTATAGGGAAAAACAGTTATACCCGCCTTGAGGTTCACACATACGACCGTGCGGCACAGACACACACAATCGAGAACAGATGCTTCTGTTCGAGCAACCCGTCAGTGCTCGGCAAAGAGTGCGCTCTTTCGTCGGTGCCTCAGTGGGCTGCAATACTGCCGATAAAAATATTCACTGGTGTAACTCAGCCGCTTTTTGCGGTATTCCGCGTACCCGACGCCAATAATGTCGACCCTGATTCGTCGCTCGGTATGTCCGTGTTCGCGGACGCGGTCGATGTCATACGCGACGCTGATAACCAGTGGGAGCGCATCCTCTGGGAGCTCGAATCTTCTGAACGTGCTATCGACGCTTCAGAAGATTTATTCCGCTTTAAGGACGGCAAGCCTGTCCTGCCGCAGGGACGTGAGCGAATGTACCACACCTACGAGACTACAGGTGATAACGCCAAAAGCATATTCAACACGTTCTCACCCGAGATACGCGATAAGTCGTATTTTCACGCGCTGAACCAGATGTTCAGACGCATTGAAAACCTCTGCGGCCTTGCTTACGGCACAATATCGGAAGTTGAAGATGTTGAAAAGACCGCCGAGGAAATAAAGTCCTCGAAGCAGAGAAGCTATGACAGAGTACACGAGATACAGGAGAACCTTCGTCCTGCGCTTGAATCAGCAGTATACGGAATGAAGTATCTCAGCGATTACTACTCTGGCAAAAAATCTGCCGAAACAAGCTTGACCTGCACTTTCGGCGACGGTATCCTCGAGGACACCGACAAGGAATTCACACGGCGTATGCAAATGGTGTCCACAGGCATCCTCTCAAAGGAGCAGTTTGTGATGTGGTACTTCTCGTGCAGCGAGGAGGACGTCCAGGACTATATGCCGAAAGTGGGAGTGCTATTCGGAGGCAATAGTGCTGTCACCATCTGAGTACGATCATCTCTGCGATCAGCTGATAGTCTTGTACGATGAGCTCGACAGAGCTATCATCAACGATATGGTCAGAAGAATGATGCGTATGGGTAAGGTTACAGATGCAACTGCTTGGCAAGCTAAACAGCTTCAAGAATCAGGACTGCTCTATGAAGATATCCTGTCCGAGATATCGAAGCGTTCCGATGCGACCGCGGCGCAGGTGCGCACGATGTTCGAGGACGCAGGCTTCTCGAGTGTATCCGCAGACACAGCAATCTATAGGGCGTCAGGGCTTGAAGGCATTGTAAAGCTGTCGGGTGCTGCTCTCCAAACTCTTAATGCAGGGTACATAAAGTGCAAAGGCGAACTGCAGAACCTTACACTTACCACTGCAAACACTGCGCAGGCAGCTTATTTAAGTGCCTGTGACCTCGCATATATGGAAATATCAAGTGGCACAATGGATTACGGAACTGCGATTCGCAGGGCTGTCGAATCCGCCGCAGATGAAGGCTCGCGGGTGCTTTACCCGTCAGGTCACAGGGATAGGCTTGATGTAGCTATCCGACGCAGCGCACTTACGGGAGTAGGTCAGACTGTCAGGCAGTTGTCTGTAATAAATGCGAATGATATGGACTGCGACCTTATGGAGATAACAGCTCACGCGGGAGCTCGCCCGTCCCATGCAGAATGGCAAGGGCAGCTCGTGAGCCTCTCAGGCAAGAACGCAGGCCGTAAAATAGACGGGGCGAGAGTTTATTCGCTCCGAGAAATCGGATACGGCACGGGTGACGGCTTCGGGGGCTGGAACTGTCGGCACGATTGGTTCCCGTTCTTCGAGGGCATAAGCTCCCGCGCTTACTCCGACAAACGCTTGAACGAGCTCAACGCAAGGGATATCGAGTATGACGGCAAGATGTACACCGAATACGAGATAGACCAGATGCAGCGTGCTCTTGAGCGTGATATCCGCGATAGCAAACGCAAGGTGCTGGCAGCCGATACGGCTGTTAAGAACGCCCCTGATGAAGAAACAGAGAAACAGATGAAGGAACTCTTTACTGCCGAGTCTGTGAAACTTAAAAAAGCCGAAAAGAAGCTCGACGGCTTCCTCGAGACTACGGGCAATCTTTCCGACACCACGAGAACAGGTGTCAACGGCTTCAACAGGAGCACAGCGCAGAATGCGGTGTGGGCGAATAAAAAGGGCTTGACACCAAAGGAAAAAGATGGTAAAATAAATAAAAATATAGCAAAAATGACAGATAGCCAGCTCTCAAAATCAATTAAATCATGGACAGAATTAATTGAGCTTCATACAGATAAAATCGAGAATCCGCAAAAGTACCTCCCCGATTGGGAAAATTTTGATTCGAGATATCAAGATGGTCTGAAAAAGCATTGGAAAAAGGAAAAGATGAATTTTGAACGCGATAGGAACCTCGCTGAAGACGAGCTAAAGAAAAGGGGCGAATAAAATGGCGACAGGAAATACAAAGGCATTCACGGATGACGTTATAGCTGAAATCAAAAATAGATGCGAAGAGGCCCAGTCCAAGATGAAGTCAGCTCCTAATGATTCGTTTTCTTCAGGTCGAGCGCTTGCGTATCAGGAAATGCTTGAAATCATTGAGGCCCGCATGAAGATATATGATATACACGAGTAATACGCTGAACCACATATAACACTGCAGCTCGCCTGCACGAACAACGACAAAGCAGCTTGCCTGCGCTACACAAAACTAAACCGCCCGTAACAAGGCGGTTTTCTTATACCTATTCGCAAAACATACGCAATTTTGCGAATACGGACGTCAGTATCGGCAATTAATGCTCAAAACTAAGCCCATTTTGAGGGAGGTGAGAATATGGACGAATTTACGAGAATCGAGATAACCTACAAGAACGGATACACCAAGGTCTATGACAAAGGCGAGTGGGACGACTACGGATTTGTCGAAACGCTATCATCGTAAAGAAGAATGATGCCTGGGTAGGTATCTACAACTTCGATGAAGTATTCAGCGTCGAAATAAAATAAGCATTCAACAGAATACCGCCAAAAAGCACCGTAACAGGTGCATTTTTTATACCAAAAATCAAGAAAGTGAGGGAAAAACAATGGCAACCGAACCTGAAAAGAAACCCGCAGAGGGCGCTTCTGCCGCCAAGAACGACGGCGGCGCACCTGCTCCCAAAACCTATACCGAGGCGGAGTACAACGCCCTACAGAGCAAGCTCGACGCTGTGAGCAAGCAGCTTGAGGAGGCAAACACCACAATTCAGTCCTACAAGGATATGGATATCGAGGGCATAAAGAAGTCCGCCGCCGACTGGGAGGAAAAGGCTAAGAACGCTGAAAAGGAGCGTGCTGCATTCGAGCACCGCACCAAGCTCACTCAGTACGTCAAGTCTCTCCACCTCAAGGACGACATCTACGAGGCACACGTCACGAAACTCCTCGAGGAAAAAGGACTGAAATTCGAGGGCGAGAAGCTCATCGGCGGCGATGATATCGTCCAGTCGTTCAGAGAGAAGCACGCTGACGCCTTTGCCCCTAACCCCAACGAGAAAGCAGCTGCACCGACAAGCGGCAGAGCTCCCGAGCAGATGTCCGCTGTCGAAAAGGCTTTCTATAGCAAAAACCCCGACCTTAAACCTACCAACTGAAAGGAGAATTGATTTATGGCTCATGAATCACAGGAGAGATATTCCTCTCTCGTACTCGCTAAGCTCCGCAAGGAGCTCGTGCTTTCCGACGGTCTTGTGTTCAACAATGACTACGAGGGTGACCCGACTGCGGGCTCGGTAAAGATTCCCGTGCGCGATACTGAGGTAGCAGTGTCTGACTACGACAAGGCTAACGGTATTTCGGCAACAAACGGCTCTACGAGCTACACCGACCTCGTCATCAACAAGGACAAGGCTGTCAATGAGATTATCGACGGCTTCGATGCGGAAGCAGTTCCCGACAATCTCGTCGCTGACCGTCTCGACAGTGCAGGCTACAGCCTCGCGGCTCAGATTGACACCGACGGCGGCACAACACTGCTCGCAGGTGCGACGCCTCTGAATGTTGCTCAGATAACCAAGAACAATGTCTACGATACTATCGTAGATGTTCGCAAGGCAATGTCCGACGACAAGATACCCAATGACGGCAAACGCTATCTGCTCGTTACGCCCTTTGCAATGGCGCTCATACTCAAGTCGCCCGAGTTTATAAGCGCATCATCTCTTGGAGACGACGTCAAGCAGAGCGGAGTTGTCGGTAAGATAGCAGGCTTCCTCGTAAAGGAGTGGGTCGACAACACGCCTGGTCTTGCAATGCTCGCAGGTCACCCGCGCTTCGCTACTCGTGTAAAGGAGTGGAAAGTACCTGTCAAGATTCAGAATCTTGAGGGTTCTGGCAAGTACATTGGCGCTTCAGCTGTACAGGGACGTATGGTCTATGCGCACAAGGTTCTCCGTAGCGTAGCTATCAGATCGGTATACTCTCCCTCCGCACTCGCTCTTACAGTTGCTGTCGGCACCTCATCGGCGGGCGACACAAAGGTAACTGCTACTGTACTCACAGCGGGCGACTCTCTCGCTTATAAGAAGAATCCCTCGGAGCGTTGTGTATACGGCACAGCCACGGCGACCTATAACGGTACGTCGATGACAAGCGGAACGGCTAAGGTCATCTCGAGCTGCTCTGTAGGTGATACCATCGAGGTTGTCGAGTTCGACAGCGACGGCAAGGCTGTAGCAGTAGGCTATGTAACGCTTACGGCTGATGACATCAAAGCGTAATGTTCGCGGATTACAACTACTATACGAATGATTACGGCGGCAATACGATACCGGAGAGCGACTTCCCGAATTATTCGGAGAAAGCCTCTGACCGTATAGCTGCCGCTGCATTCGGTAGGCTGGATAACGGAGTCCCCGAGGAGCACGAAGATAAGGTTAAGCACTGCTGCTGTGAGCTCGCCGAGAGCCTCTATACTTACGCTCCTATAGCTGACGGTTCAGCTATAGCGGGCGCGGGTACTATTGCTTCGGAAACCAACGGCAAGTACAGCGTTTCCTATCAAAGCGGGAAAGACCAGGTATCGGTCATTTCTACACGGCTCCACGGCGGCAGCTCAGGGCTTGAGGACATCTACAGCAGTATTATCCGTAGGCATCTATCCAGAACAGGGCTTCTTTACAGAGGAGTTGAGTAATATGTTTACCAACCGCCCAGGATGCACTATATACGAGCGCACTATTCAGAACAGAGCCCCTACATTCATAAGGCATGAAGTAGGGGCGTTGTACTGGGAGGGAACGAACGCGCAGGAGGACGGAACGGACCGTGCCCCGAAGAATAACGCTTTCGTTTCAATACCTGCCGCGTCGATAGATTATGAGCCGAAGGAAGGAGACAGAATTGTCGGTTCAGTAATTGCAGATGCTCAGCCGCCTGCGACAGCCATGACCATAATGCAGGCTGACGACTACCGCTTCGGATCTCCTGCAGTTCAGCATTGGGAGCTGATTGCAAAATGATGAAATTCACAGGTATCACCTTTAATCCTAACTTTAAGCGCGATGCAGCGAGGAATTTTACCAAAGCCCAGAAGTTCATTGATAGTGAAGTGTTAAGGCTTTCCGACCCTTATGTACCTTTCCGCACAGGTATGATGAAAAAGAGCGGCATAACGGGTACAGTCATCGGCTCTGGTGTTGTGGAATACACCGCGCCCTACGCTAAGCCGCAATACTACACTAATGCGGGCCGTGGCAAGGAGGGCCTAAACGCTGCGAACGGAAAAAAGGGCTTGAGGGGCTCATTCTTCTTTGAGCGCATGAAGGCAGACCATAAAGGTGAAATCGAGAAAAAAGCAAAGGACAACTTTACGTGAGGAAAACTGTTGCCGAGTCTATCAGAGACTATATAATGCACTTCCCCGAGCTCAAAGATGGCTGCTTGCTTGTGGACTTCCTCGGTGATAAGCCGATAGAATACACCATAGAGCCCGTTCCGTGCGACCCTGTTTTCAGGAAATACACCGACGGAAGCTGTATGAAGCAGTTTTTGTTTTTGTTCGCAAGCCGTGAATTCTTCAGCGAGGACGTCGCTATGGCTCTCGGAAACCTTGAGTTCTACGAATTATTCGAGGACTGGATTGACGAGCAGAATGATAACGGCGTTCTTCCCGAGCTCGGAGACAGTCGCAAGCCCGTAAGCATTGAAGTGCTCACAAGGGGCTACGCTTTTGCGGCCGACGGAAACACCGCAAGATATCAGATACAATTACGTTTACTATACGAGGAGGAATAACTATGGGAATAGTTGAAAGACACAAGATTCTCGCATTCTACGGCGTTCCCGGGACTGGGACTACAGTGACCTATCACCGTATGAAAAAATTCACTCAGTTCTCGGCGAGCAAGAACCCTATCGAATACAACCGCCAGTACGTCGATGAGCCTTTCCAGGAGACTGATGTAGTGGGCTTCGCACCGTCGTACTCGTATGCGTTTGACCGCCACACAGGACTTGATGTCCACAATGACATCATCGACATCACTGACAACGAAAAGCTCGGCGATGAGGCAGTACGCAACATCATCATTGTTGATACCACTGCCGCTACGGGTACCACAACGCTCACAGCAGACGCCAAGCTGAGAAGCTACTCCGTCATCCCCAATACTGAGGGTGACAACATCAACATTTACACCTACAGCGGCAATCTTAAAGCCCGCGGTGAGCTGTCTGATGTTACTGTATCGACGGCCGACGACTGGCAGACGGTGACAATAAGTACATGAACTGCCGAGGAAGTGTCCGGTGACGAAGATGCACCGGACAGCGACCTCGAAGAACAGACCGAAGAACAGGATAATGAACCTGAATAATGAAAGGATTTGAGCCTATGAGCCAAACTACATGGGAAACGAACGGAACATCATTTGAGTTTGACCTTACCGATGCCGACGACTGTGAGCGTTATGAAATTGCGCTTGAAAATCTCAAAAATGCTGAAAAGAGCGTTAAAAAGGACGGCAAAGAATCTGAATTTATCAGAGCTTTCTGCAAGCTGCTCGGAGACTTTTTCAACGAAGTTCTCGGAGAGGGAGCTTCCGAAAAGATTTACGCAGGCAAAAAGATGAGCGTTGTAGTATACCTCGAGGTGTACGAAGATTTTCTCGCCTTTGTCAGAGGGCAGAAAGACAGAATGCGCGAGCGATTCGCGAAATTTCAGCCCAACCGTCAGCAGCGTAGAGCTACTGCGAAGAAGAAAAAATGATAAATGCGCTATACGAGCCATTCCCCGAGAGTATCACCGTGGACGGTACCGAGTATCCGATAATCACGGACTTTCGGGAATGGTTCCGTTTCGCTGATTTGGTAGAGGACAACGAAATATCTAAGAGAGACAAGCTCTATCTTATGATCCAATGGCTCCTCAAGCCTCCCGAGAGAATAACGGATGAACTCATATATGCTATACTCGACTTTTATCGAGCGCGTGAGCTTGAACGTGAGTTGCCCGAATCCTCGGACGATGAGGATAACAATACTCCACCGCCGTCCGTCCCCGTCCTGAACTGGAAGATAGACGCTCCTTACATTATAGGCGACTTCCTGAGATACTACGGGATAGACCTGCTGAATGCTGAAATGCATTGGTGGCGCTTTCGCTTGCTGTTCTCGGCACTCCCTGCCGAATCACAGATGATGACACGTATCGGATACCGCGGCGTTGACCTCGGACTGATAAAGAACGAATCCGAGCGCAAGCGCGTAATGAAGATGAAACAGCTGTACGCTCTGCCGTTCGAGCTCGACGAGGACGACATCGCGGCAGTTTTCGGAGGAGGGCTGTAATGCATATACCCATACCGCCGACTGAAAGAAAATGGCTTCGCTGTCCGTACTGCGGAGCAAAAACAATCATATACGATAATTCCGCCGAGTGTCACGGCGTGCACATCAAGTGTACCCGCGGCTGTAAGCGCGAATTTGAAGTGAAGATAGAAGATGGAAAACCAGTAGTACATTGAGCCTATGAGCCGTACTGTTCCACGCCGTAAGGAGGGATAGTATGGCTTTTGACGGCACACTGAAATTTGATACTGCGATAGATAAATCAGGCTTTGAAGTAGGTCTCGCAAGCCTTGGCAGCCTTGCGAAAAAGGGCATGGCTGCTATCACGGGGGCTGTTACGGCTGCTGCGGGCGGCGTCGCTATGTTCGCGAAGAGCTCTCTCGAAGCCTACGCAAGCTATGAGCAGCTTGTAGGCGGCACAGAGCTCCTTTTCGGCGAAGCATACGACTATATCGTAGACAAGTCCAAAGAAGCGTACAAGACCGTGCAGATGAGTCAGAATGACTATCTACAGCAGGTCAACGGCTTTTCGACAGGTCTGAAAACCGCCCTCGGAGGTAATATCCAAGCAGCCGCAGAGCTCGCTGACAGGATAGTCAATGCCGAGGCTGATGTTGTCGCAGCAACAGGCGCGACACAAGAGGCAGTACAGAACGCGTTCAACGGCATAATGAAGTCCAATTATACCATGCTTGACAATCTCCAGCTTGGTATTACTCCGACAAAACAGGGCTTCGAGGAGCTCATTGACAAGGTCAACGAGTGGAACGCCGCGAACGGGGAAGCGACTGCCTATCAGATAGATAATCTCGCCGACTGCGAAAGTGCCCTTGTGGACTACATCGATATGCAGGGCTTGGCGGGATATGCGGCGAATGAAGCCGCAGACACGATTGAAGGTTCCGTCTCTGCGATGAAGGCGGCGTGGGCGAACCTAACCGTCGAGATAGCAAAGGACGACGCTGACATCGACGGCAGTATCAGCGCTCTGACTGAGAGCCTGCAATCTGTTCTTGGAAACATCATACCGAGAGCGGAGCAGGTGCTTTCAGGCATAGGTAGCCTCGTCGCAAGCGTAGCACCTATAATAGCCGACGAGATACCAAAGCTCGTTTCGGCGGTTCTTCCTCCGCTCCTGACAGCGGCGACGGGGGTTATCAACGGGCTTTCAGCCTCGATTCGCGAGGCGCTGCCTTCTGTTGCCGATAGTATCGTATCGGCTCTTCCCGATGTGATTTCCGCAGCACAAACACTCTTCAGCGGAATACTCGAGGGGCTTGTAAGTGTAGCTGAGACGGTCGTTCCGATGATACCCGATATCGTCGCTACACTTGGTTCGGCTCTGAGTGAGACAGCTCCTCTGCTTGTCTCGTCGATATCACAGCTCGTACAGATACTCGCCGTGGGTATAGGAGACACCCTCCCAGTGCTCATAGACGCTGCTCTCGGGCTCATCTCAGCACTCGGAAATGCGATCCTCGATAATATCCCTGTAATCCTTCCTGTGCTTTTCGAGCTCGCGGAGAGCGTGATAAACACTCTTGCCGACGGTATCCCGAAGGTGCTTGATGTAGCGGAACAGCTCATCACAAAGGGTGCTACCGAGATACTCCCGCAGGTCGTTACTATCATCGGCACTCAGGTACCGAAGATTATCGAGGCACTTTCCAAAGCTCTGCCGCAGATAGAGCGTGCAGTCTCAAAGGTGATACCCGAGCTTGCGAAAACGATAGTCTCGGCGGCTCCTGTAATCGTACAGGCGATAACGGACGTAATGCCGAACGTCATCGAGACAGCTGTCAGCGCACTGACTGAGATGTACCCTGCGGTACACGAAGCACTTGTGACGCTGATAACCTCGCTCGCTGACCTACTGCCTGTTATACAGGAAACCTGCTACGACATGATGCCGCCGCTCTACGAGGCACTTGCGGACGTTCTTATCGACATCGCACCCGACCTGCTCGAGCTTGCTGTCGGGCTTGCAGTAAGCGTTATCAGATCGACGGGCGAAATAGTTATCTCGCTCATATGGAATCTGCTGAAGACTATCGGGCAAACGCTTGCAGACATCGGCGATATCCTTTCCGACGTGCTCATAATGGCAAAGGAAAAAGCCGTATCGGGCGCACAGGATATTATCGACAGGGTCATGGAGTGGCTTGCTTCACTCCCTGGACGTATGAGCGTGGCTCTCGGCAATGCTCTCGGAGAAATCGCGAAGTTCGCGGTCGAAGCTCCCGAGAAGGCAGGCAAGGCGGCAGGCGAACTCGTCAAGAAAGTCGGTGAATTCATCAAGGAGCTCCCGCCTACGATCGGTGAGTGGCTCGGAAACGCAGTCAGCACAGTCAAAGAATGGGGCCCCAAGCTCGTCAGCCGTGGAAAAGAGGCTGCTCTCGACCTTGTCAGCAATATTGGCAGGATCATCGCGGAGCTTCCAGCGCAAATGGCGGAGGCAGGCGAAAACCTCGTTCGCGGTCTATGGAACGGCATAACGGGTATGGGCAGCTGGATACAGGATAAGATATCCGACTTCGGCAGTGGTATCATCAGCGGCTTCAAGGAAACCTTTGAAATTGCTTCCCCGTCTAAGGTTATGCGCGACCAGGTCGGCAAGTATCTCGCCGAGGGTATCGGCGTAGGATTTGCCGAGAATATGCCTGACCTTACTACAGCCGCGCAAAGAGCTGTGGATAAGCTCGAGAACCTCGACGTTCCGAATATAAACATCGACAGTACCGCATATCAGGCACTTGGCGGAATTGGCAGTCTCGACAGGAACATAGCTCCGACATCCACAGCCGAGATTATCAACAACTACAGCTACTCGAGCACATCCACAACAACCAACAGCACTACACCCGAGACAGCTCCGACGAACATCACCCTCAATGCGACCTTTAAGGTTGGAGAAGAGGTTGTCGCTGAGGGCGTTGTTGATATCGCCGCCGACAAGATCGACGAGCGTCAGGGCGTTACGGTCGAGCTGAAGAAAAGAGGTCTTGCACGATGAGAGAAGTGAGAGAAGGAATATTTGTTAACGGTGCGCATTCCTACGGGACGTTCGGACTCAACTGCCTCAAGCGCAATATCGGCGAGCCTCAGAAGGATGACTACACCGAGCGTGTACCATTCAGCAATATCGTATATGATTTCGGCGGGATCTATGGCGAACAGACCTACGGAGAACGTCGGCTCTCATACACGTTCGAGTTCCTGTGCCTCAACAAAAAAATCGGACAGAGCAGGATAGCCAATATAAAGAAGTGGCTCCATTGGACGGGCAGTCAGACGTTTCATGATGACCTGCTGCCTGACTATCATTTCAAGGTTCGCGAGCCGTCAATATCATGGGCTGAGAGCCACGGGATATATACTATTTCTGTCGTATTCCCTGCTGCTCCCGAGATGTGGGCAAATGTCACCGAGGCTGTTCCAACAGAATATATATTCCCCGATGTCAATGGGGACGGTAAGGTCAATGCCATTGATGCTTCGATGATTCTCGCTGCTTACTCAGCCATATCAACAGGTCGGGACCCGGGGCTCACCGAGGAGCAGCTCGACGCCTGCGACGCAAACAGAGACGGGCATATCGACGCGCGTGACGCTACGCTTGTTCTCACATTCTACTCGCTTGTATCTGTCGGGCGGTATGACGGCTCACCCGAGAGCTGGACAGAGTTCATGAACGACAGGAAGAATGGGGTGATATAGCTTGTATGAGGTAAAACTCAACAACAAGAAGATCCACGAGCTCAGCGTAAGAAGCAACAGGCGTCTTTCCGCGGGAAAGCTCGCGGAGGAGGTTAACCAGATACCCTCGTTCTCATTCACGATCCCCTGTATGAATCCTGTGTTCTCGCAGGAGCTCCACGACCGCAAGGACATTATCGTCCTCGAGAATACGATAACGAACGAGACTGAGTTCGATGGACACCTCCTCTCCCACAGTCAGAGCATGGACGCTAACGGCAAGCTCTGCATCAAGTGCATAGCAGAGGGACACCTCGGATACCTGTGCGACAGCATACAGATGTATCACAACTATGTCGATACCTCGCCCGCGGACTTTTTGACGGCTCTGCTCACGAATCATAACTCTGAGGTCGTAGCATCGGGACACCCAGAAAAGATGATACAGCTTGGCACTGTGAGCATTACCCGAAGCGACTACAGGCGGAGCAAGACTACCGCATACCGCAACACTCTCGAGGAGATACGTGTGAACCTCATCGAGCGTATCGGCGGTGAAATACGCGTGCGCCGTGTGAACGGACACCTTGTGCTTGACTATGTAGACCAAATCGGTGTGAACAGCTCGACCGAAATAAAGCTCGCGAAGAATATGAAGTCCCTGTCGGTTGATATTGACACCACAAACATTGTCACCAGGCTTATCCCGCTCGGAGCACAGCTCTCTCCCGGGGACAGTGCCGAGCGTCTGACTATAGAATCCGTCAATAGTGGCGTGCCGTACATCGATGATGCAGCAGGCATCGAGAAGTACGGAATAATAGT